CGTATTGTTCTCTGTTTAACATGTAATGACAAATATCATTACACTTAACCCAACGCAAATCTTTTGTGTAACGAGGGTCTTTAAACCATCTTAAATCTGTAATGTGAAAATCATTAACACCACGAATTGCTTGGTCATAAACACCATAATAAATTGGGTCATAACCATTGGGTGTTGAAATAAGAATAATTTTACCACCTGTAGATAACGACGCCATAGATGCCGCCCAAAAATCCTCGCCAGCTTCAATATATGCAGCCTCGTCAAATACAAGAATTGTTGGTGTATAACCACGTAAGGCGTCCGCAGAAGTTGCAACAGCTTTAACCTCACATCCATTATTTAATCTAAATCTACTTTCAGAATTTTTATCAGGAGAAAACCCCACATTAATCCACTCAGGCCATTGTTCTAAAAAATTACGAACTTTGTTAGCCATTTCCACCGCGGTGTCTCGTTTGTTTGCAATTAAAAGAACTCTTTCGGGTTCATCGGGTTTTGCGGTTTGTAGTTTTTTTGAAATCCAAGCGGCAGTTACTGTTGTAACACCCGCCTGTCTATATTTTCTTGTGATATTCTCATTATACTTCTCATAATCCTCAATCAATTGGATTTGGTCGGGGAAAAGTTGTAACGGTACATATTTTTTTTGTGTGTTGTCATATGTCTGTAGATAAGTCTTCAACGCATAAGGAGCGTCTTTCATTATCTTTGCATATTCTGCTAATTGTTCTATTCTTGAATTCATACATATAAATACGAAAAAAGGTGGATAAACCACCTTTATTATCTTCTTGGTACTAACTCACCTCCATCATCTTCATCCTCATCGTCGTCATCAAACCCAATCGACCCACTAATACCGATTGATTTTAAATAACTGTCTATGTCACTATTTTCCGTTTCTTCAGTTGCATCATCTAAATCATCTCTAAACATTGAAACTGAATCTTCATACTCTTGGTCGTTAAACATTTTATTTATTCCATCCATTAATTCATTCATCATTCTTTTGCCTCTATCCGAACCGGATAAAACTTCTTTCATGAATACTAAAAACTTCTTAGCTGGTAATTTAAAAATCTCAACAAGTAAGTAACTTTGTAATTCTACTTTATTTTCATCTGTTAAAATATCTTCAGGAAATTGATTTCTAATTCTATCCCAAATTGCTGGTCCTAATCTCAAATCCCACATTTCTTTTTCCAAAGTGTCTTCTGAGCTTTCAACATCGGTAAAGTCACCCTCTGGTTTACCTTGTAAAGCAATTAATTCTATTGTTCCTTTAATCAATTCATGTACTAAAACAGGGAAATTTATACCTCTTGCAATAACTTTTCCAGGACCACCTTCTTCCTCAGGACCCTCGGCACTTTCTTTCCCCGCAGAGGAACCGCCCAAGTTTTTAATCATTTGGTCACTAATTTGCCAATATGTTATATCGTTTATTGACATTAAAGTACCATATAAGTTTAAAATATTTGGGCTACCTGTAATTTGTTCTAATCTTTCGGGAACTAAATGAAACATGTAATGACCCTTTTTAGACGCACCTTGAATGATGGCGTTTATCATTCTTCTTTTTGCTTTTTCTAAATCTAAATTTTGCAATTCATTAAAAATCTCAATTTCATTTTCTACATCAACCTGTTCTGAATTTTCTTCGTTTTCTTCATCATGACCAAAATCACTCATATCTATTTCACCCATCCCAACTATTTTCGCATCAAATTCAACTGCACCTTCGGGTATACCCATTTCTTTCATTACAAGTTCGACAGCTAATTGTTCTAATTCTTCTCTATGATTTCTTTCAATTGCAACTACATTATTGTGTGCGTTCATTAATATTTGTTGAAGTTGCATAACACCTTCCATTCCTCTTTGTATGGGTGTTCTATCACCAAGATATCTTCTTAAGTTTGATACAACTTGTTTATATCTTTCTGATGCTAATACTTCTTGGAAATTGTTATTTGGTTCTTGACCTGTAGTGGGTAATGGAACTTTTTTTAACGGAGTATCTCCTTGTGATAATTTGTCCTGTAAACCTTGGTCAGGTCTATCGGGGGTGTCAAAATCCATTGCCATTTCTTTAATATTATTTTCTATTAAAGATAACAAATTCTTCTTATTTATTTGCATTCTTCTTCTCTTTTAATGCTTTTGGTTTAGACTTTTCACCTGGTTTAGGTGACCAAGGTGTACTTGGTTTAGTACCGGGATTTACTTTTGGTTTTGTTGGGGCGGGTTTAGTCGTTGGAGATGATTCTTCCACCTCCATGTTGGAGATTGTGTCGTAACTCATAAACTCAGGAATACCATTGTACCCCTTTTTAACATTGGGGCCAACCTCAACCTCATTTAATTTGGTCTTCACTAACTCCATTATTTCATTTTTAGATGTAAACGAATGAAAATTATCTTCAGCCAATTTATTCATCCATTCTTTGACTTCAGATTTTTTACATTTACATTTTGATTTTACACAATCACACTTATCACAATATTCTTCTTTATTCTTTTCTTCGTAAAACTCAATAGATTGACCTATTAGTTTTGCTTTTGAGACCTTTTCTTGTTTTTTAGGGTCTTTGTTAGATATCATAACATCCGCCTCACCTAAAATCCTCATAGATAAATCTGACAATTGTTTATCCGTGAATTTAACCAATGTTTTTTCAGAGAAACCTTCTTTTATCAATTTCTCTACGATTTCATTTCTTTTCATTGTTCTTTAAATTTAATTTCTTCTTTTAATAAATGGTAATTTCTTTGTTTTAATTTTTTTGTTACGGATTCTACAGACTCACCAAACCTAAAAGTCAGTCTATCGAATTCATTATCAAAATCAAATTTTTCCCATGCTAGAGCAATTACATTATCTACAGCATCAATAACTCCGAAATAATCGGAGTCTTGAACTAATTCTAATTGTAAGTCTGTGTTTTTTAATAAACCAACCAAATCAACATATTGTATATCAGGTGATTTGGTATTTTGTGATGCGGATGCTGGTATAATAAACCACTCTTCTATATCAAGATCAGTAGATTTACTAAAAATAAATTCATACTGTTTTTGACCTTTGTAATCTGAACCGATTTCATTGACATAGATAAGGACCATTATTAATTAAAATATTTACTCAAGGTTTCACCAACCGCTTGGTTTATACTATTTTTTATCTCATCCAAGTCAATTTCTTTCTCTTCATCCATGTGTGACGTTTCATCAATGTCAGCATAAGAAGATAAATCAATCTCATCTGTTTCAACTGGTGTATTTATGAAAGATTCTAAAGCATCTAAACCATCCATTTCACCTAAATCCTCTTCTGGTGATGGTTCCTCTGATGGTACCTCATCGTCTCCCATTTCAGGTTCTTTAGCAGGAATTTCTTCTTCACCACCCATTTCGTCTTCTTCTCTTTCGAATTTTTTACCTATCTCTTCGATATCATCATCTTCCAATTTGTCCAAATCTACAGCAGAAATAATCATATTAAGTACATACTTAATATCATCACTTTCCATTTTATCTTTTTGGTCTCTTAATTCTTGTCCGAGTTTACCTGCAAATTTTTGAACCTCTGCCATATAATCAGACCTTTTTCCTTCTTCTGAAGATGGTTCCATTTCACCCTCAGGTGCGGTTGGAGCATCCATTTCACCCTCAGGTGCACTTGAAGCATCCATTTCACCCTCAGGAGAAGGTGGTGGTAATTCACCAACTGGTTCTTCCGATGATGGTGGTAAATCCATAGAAGGTTCACTCATCGGAGCCTCTTCTTGAGATGGTTTTGTTTTTAACACATATTTTGTTGCCTCTTGTAATTCTTCTTGACCCCTTAAAAGTTCTAATCTTTTTAAAGCCTCGGCATATGATGAAAATTTATTTTTATTTTTCATGAACATCCCACCTATATAATCAAGTGATGATTCATTTAGACCTCTTTTTACATAGTACCCGTCTTTTTCTTTTACGATACCATATATTCCACCTGTTTTTGATTCTACAACCATTTCAGGGGATGTTTTTGAAGTCTTATTGTTCGAATTTTTGTAGTATGCTAATTCGAGGATTCTTTTTAGTTTATCATCTCCCGATAATTTTTCACTACCAATTGGTTTTAAATCTGCCATTTTTTAAAAATTAAGATTGACTTATTCTTATCCTATAAATACATAGATATATAGAAAAAAATAAGTCTCTTTATTGTGTTATGGACAATTTTTTGTCCGTTATTTGATTTTTGAAATCTAATAATTTTTTAATGTACCCGTTTCTTCTTAATAATTTGAAGGTTAAATTCTCATAGGAGTACTCCCCACCTGTCTCTAAACCACTTTGTCTAAACTTTTTTAGTTTCTTTCTTAGTTCCTCTATTTTTGTTATGACATTTTTATCGTCACCTAAATTGGTAATGATGTCTATCTTTTTTCCAAAATCCTCTCCCTTTTCTAATATTTTCCTATCGTCAATGTTTGGAGATTCCTTTTTCGGTTCTATTAACCATTCATTATTTAATATGGAATAAACCCCTGAAGATATATGTGGTTCGTTTATATCTTGAACATAAACTTCGACATCGAACGACTTAATTTTAATGTCATGTTTTTCATTCCAAATGTTTTTCTTTGCATCAAAAAATTCTTTAATAATAGACAAAAATGATTCTGACCCGTCATTTCCATTTATGTCACCGTAATCTATTATTATGTGTAAATCGACATCCGAATATTCAGACCAATTATAATTTGCAAGTGACCCTGTTAAAACAATATCATGTATAAAAAATTCAACACCCAAAGACTCAATAAAGTTATCAGATATATCTATTAATCTTTTTCTTATTTCTTTATTCATCTTAAAAGAATCTACATCTTTATCAAAAATTTTTTGACATAGTGTATCCTTAGTCCGAAATGACCTTACAATTTTCTCATCCTGTTCTCTATCCTCTATAAGTTCTTCAAATAGACTCATCCTATTTTGTTAAATTTATAACTTCTTGAGATATTCTCATTAAAGTATTTCCCTTGAGATTTTGCCATTCTAAATTTTGTAAATTTTTCCCAAGGAACATTATTATATTCATAAATAGAACCACTATTAAAAGTGACACGCAAATCTGACGAATTTGTATCGTAAGTTGCCGATTTTAAATTAGACGACTCAATTAAAACCTCAATAATTGAACCTTCGATTTTTTCTGATAAAATAGCCATATTCTTTTTATAAATAATATAACTAATAAATATCAAATAAAAAACCCCACATAAGTGGGGTTTATATTTAGTTTAAGGAGATTAATCGTTCGACAGACTTTTTCCTATCTATTGGCAGTAACAACTCTAAAATACCATTCTCAACCCTACCTTCAATGTCCTTTTCTCTAACATCCTCAGGTATTGTATAAGACTTTTTAAATGTACTAACAAAATAAGTTTTATCTGTTTTTTCTTCTTTGTCAAAAGAAATTGTAAGAATTCCTTCTTTTGTTGTAATTTTTACGTCCTCTTTAGTTAGACCTGGTACACTCATTAGTAACTTGTAGTTATTTTCATTTTTACTAATGTTAATTTGTGGAGTAGTACTACTCACGTAAGATGGTTCAAATACCTTGTCGAACACATCAAAAAATGGATCTTTAAATAATGTTATCATAGTCTTTTATTTTTTTTTATCTTCATTACAAATTATTTACCAAATGTCTAAAACTGACATTTAGACATTATTTAGACATTATTTAGACATTTTGTCTTTATTTTGTTTTTTATTTTTTTAATACTATATTTGTAATAACAAAACAAAATAAAAATATGCCAGTAGACTTCTTTGAAGATGGACAAGCTACAAGTCCAAAACGTACAAGAAAAGGTTCGGAGACACCTATACTTGATAATTTTAGTAGAGACCTAACAAAATTAGCTGAAGAGGGTAAAATTGATCCTGTGATTGGTCGAGATAAGGAGGTCAAGAGAATTTCACAAATACTCTCACGAAAAAAGAAAAACAACGCGGTAATTGTTGGTGACGCGGGAGTCGGTAAATCCGCATTAGTTGAAAAATTAGCATTATCAATCAAAGAAGGGACCTGTCCATCAAATTTAATTGATAAGAGGGTGGTTTCATTAGATTTAACATCATTGGTTGCCGGTACAAAATACAGAGGTCAGTTTGAGGAAAGAATTAAAGCAATTTTAAATGAATTACAGGAAGTTAAAAATATTGTAATATTCATTGATGAATTACATACTATGATTGGTGCAGGTAATGCAAGTGGTTCTATGGACGCCGCTAATATTTTAAAACCCGCACTTGCTCGTGGTGAAATTCAATGCATTGGAGCAACAACTTTTGATGAATATAAGAAACATTTAGAAAAAGACTCAGCATTGGTTAGGAGATTTCAAAAAATAATTTTGAGTGAACCCACGGAAACCGAAACCGTTGAAATATTAGAAAATTTAAAAAAATCATATGAAGACTATCATAAAGTAATTTATGGTGATGATGTTGTTCAAACAATCGTTAAATTATCAAAAAGATACATTACTGACAGACAATTTCCAGATAAAGCAATCGATATTTTAGATGAACTTGGTTCTGAAAAAAAGATAACTAACAAAATGCCTGATTCGATTGAAAAATTGAAAAAGGAAATGGATGAAGTGAGGGAAAGAAAAATTATGGTTGTAAAAAGTCAAGATTATGAACAAGCGGCCAAATTGAGAGATGAAGAAAAAAAATTGAATTTAAAACTTGAGAGTGAAAAAAAGAAGTGGGTTGAGAACCTTAAAAACAATAAGGTACCTATTAACTTAGATGATGTTTATGAAATTGTGACACAAATAACGGGTGTTCCTATTACAAAACTTGATGATAAAGAAACACAAAAACTCCTCAAAATGGAGGAAACTTTAATGTCTAAAGTAATTGGACAAGAAGATGCAATTAGTACAATATCAAGAGCAATAAGAAGGAATAGAGTAGGAATTAAAGATGGTGGAAGACCAATAGGTTCATTTATATTTTTAGGGTCAACTGGTGTTGGTAAAACATATTTGGCAAAATCAATTTCTGAAATTTTGTTTGGTGACCCTGAAAAAATTATCCGTGTAGATATGAGTGAATTTATGGAGAAACATAACGTTTCTAAACTAATTGGGTCACCTCCTGGATATGTTGGATATGATGAAGGTGGACAATTAACAGAAAAAGTGAAAAATAATCCATTTTCGGTCATTCTTTTTGATGAAATTGAAAAAGCACATAAAGATGTATTCAACCTTCTTCTTCAAATCTTAGACGAGGGACATTTAACAGATTCATTTGGTAGAAAAGTTAATTTTACCAATACTCTGATAATAATGACATCAAACGTAGGAGCTAAAAAGGTTTCAGATTTTGGTGGGGGTGTAGGATTCTCCACGACCTCGTCAGAAGAACAAAAATATGAAGTTAGAAAAAGTATTATTCAAAAATCACTTAAACAACAATTTGCACCGGAGTTTTTGAATAGAATTGATGATATTATTCTCTTCAATCAGTTAAAAGAAGAGTCTCTTAAAAAAATAATCACGATTGAAATCAATAAATTGGTTAGAAGATTATCTGAAAAGAACTTTAAGATTATATTTGATAAAACTGTAATTAATAGGGTTTTTGAATTAAACATACAAGAAGAGTATGGAGCGAGACCAATTAAAAGGATTATTCAAAATCTATGTGAGGATTTTTTAAGTGAAGAGATTTTAAAAGGTAATATTGTTGAAAATGAACAAACAACGATAAAATTTAAAGACGAAAATTTGATCATAAATAAAAAAATCTTGTAAATACTTGATTTTTTTCAAAAGTTATATATATTTATATTCTCAAAGGTTCTCTTTGTCGATTACCTTTTCGTTTTTTTTTCATAAGTAAGTGGGGTTGAACCTACTGAAAGACCTTAAAACCCCGACTTCCTGTTGGGGTTTTTTTATTTTCAAATATTTTTTGTATATTTACACTTATGAAGAAATACACATTTATTTTGGCATTTGGTGCATTGTTTGCATTGGTGTCTTGTGGATCAGGGTCAACCACAAACGGATCAACTGACTCAACCACTACACAAGTAGATTCTACTGTAGTGACAACCCCCGATTCTACTGTGGTAGAAACATCGGCATCAGGTGGTACTGAAAAACCTGAAATGGAAGCGGTTAAATAAATAATT